AAGAATTTACCGATTGAGAATGTAGTGCGGGCTAATCCTAAAGCATCTTCCTCACCCGGAAGTCTTTCAATAGCACGTTCAATGTCTGTAGCCCTTTGAGTTAGCTGATCAACGTCTGTTATTTGCGGAGGACCGCCAGTTTCTGCAGCTTGTCCCTGATAAGCGCGTAGAAGCCCCGCAGCTATGTCGCCTACGTCCTCAGTGTCTTCACTGATGGTTCTAGCTTCAACAGTGGATCGAAGGTCTTGAGACAGATCAATTGGCTTAGGGGCTAGCGTTTGCTCTTCTGTATCGTCACTTAATGAAATTTCTACCATGCTTACTTTCCTCCAAACAGTTTAAGTATAGCGTCAGCCCTTGTAGTAGGTTTTTGTTCAACAGTGGCTGGTGTAGCATCTGCTGCAGGAGTCTGTTCAATGGTTTTAAAAGAAGGCTTTCCGTTTCGATTTACAGACCAACGAATAGGAACGATTGTTCCAGACTGACCATCAAAGACAAAATTTCCTCCGCTCTCTTCTAACTCTTTAGCTACTCTTTTAATAGTTCCTAAATTACGAGTTTTAACCGCATTTTTCCATTTTTGTGAGTTATTCTTATTTAACACGTAACGACCATCCCTTAATTCAGGTTCAGAGTCTCCAACAAGGTTTGTTATTTGGTCTCTATATACCTCTGCTTTATAATTTGGAGACCCAAGGTCGCTTAACTTATTAATAACATTAGTTATAGATCCACCTTTAACTTGCTGCTGTTCAATTTTAAGTTCACGATTTAACGCTGCGTTAAGCTCACCACTTCTAAGATTATCAAGAGTTGCAAAACGTATTAAACCTGCACCATCTAACTTAGATAGTGTGTAATAATAGTTTGCATTTGAATCGCCCGTTACTTTTTCATACAATGCAGCACGTTCAATAGTGTTGTCAACTATACGCATAACGGCATCTATCTTAGCTAATTTTTGATCAAGATTTAAAAAATCTCCTGTAAACAATTCTAGAGCACGTTCAACGTCTGTGTCAGAAATAGTTCTACCACCCGTTCCACCTTGCAGTATAGATGTAAGTTGATATGCTAGACTAACTTCTAACACTCTTAACTCTGCAGCGGCGATAGCTTTTTCGTCCTTAGACTTTCTTGCCTCATTTAGTGTTCTAATTGCAGGTTTAAAAAATTTTTCTTGGGCTGATTTTTCTAAAATATCGTTGTTCAAAACTTGTTCATTTATTATTTTTACAGATTCTGTAACGACAGATGAAAAACCGGGAATGCCCACTAAGAGACCTGTCGTTATACGAGAACCAGACCCTGTTTTTCTGCTTAAATCTCTATACCTAGTGAGGCCCTGTTTTGCAGCGTCAGCAAGCTTACGAGAACCCTGTATCTCTTGAACTTCTTTTCTTATGTTTGGGTCTTCTTTAGCAATTCTTTTATATGTTAAGGGGGTGGTTCCGTAGCCCGAATCTGGCGATCCAGCACCTTGGTTTGCATACATATCGACTAACAGAAAATAATCTCTATTTTTCTTAACAACACCAGTATTTTTATCTATGGTTACAAAACCATGTTTAGGATCGTTAATAAATTTCATAGCAGCGTCTAATTCTTCTTGAGATGATCTTCCTTTATCAGCTATGAACTTAACAAAAGGACTAGAGGCAGCAGACCAAAATTTATTATTTCCCTCGTAAGCATCAGCTTTAGGGTCATAGCCGCGCTTACCCAATATTTCACTTGCCTTGGCAACTTTTTGTGGCATGGTGCGGCCAAGACCCCCTAAACGTGTTTTATCTAACACATCAATTACAGGTTGTATCCAAGGTCCATTGGGTATTTCATAATTTTGACCACCTTGTTTTATTCTTGCAGCAGCGTTGTTGGAAGGGAGAGGGTCACCTACACCTGCATCTTCTAAACTCCTAATAAAATTGAGTAGCTCTGGATTATTTTTCAAAGCGGGAAGATATAAAGAGCTTACAATCGGCGCTTTAGGGGCCTCTTGCGCGGTTGGGGCAACAGCGGAAAATAGACCTTTTTCTGTTTTAGCAGTTTGCACCGCTCTGGTAACTACCTCTGCAAGCCGCGACCTAGTATTTTCATCTTTCATAGCAGCGTTATACGCTTCTCTGTTTTGAGATAAGTAAATAAGAGGGGCGGTAACTCTGTCAACCCCTGTGCCTTTTGGTATTTTTAAGTTACCAAGAGTAATGAAATTTTTATTATCTGTTGCATTGAAACGAATCCTAGCCGCTTCTTTTGTTGCGTCTGCAGATATACGTTGAGCTTCAAGTTTAGTCTCTCTTTGAAACTCAAGCTCTTTCATGCGTTGTGCACGAGCGTCTTCACGCTCTTCTTCTGCAGCTTTCTGTGCGCGATATCTATCAATGTTTTTATCAACTGCTTGCAACGCACCTGTCGCAAAACTCATAAAAGGTGATACCATTAGACCATCTCCTCTTCTTCCATTTCCATAAAGCTAGCCTCTTCTTTCATAGGGGGTGCTTTTTCTCCCTCTTCTTCAGGCATGTCTTCATCCTCTTCCAACAGGAGATCAGTTGCATACATAATCTTTTCATACATATCTGGCCTGTTTTGTTCCATGATAGCCATAACTTTTTCTTCAGGTATTCTGCCCTCTTCTTTTGCAAGGTTAGGATCTTTGTTGAAGATGGTAGCAGGTATATTATTCTCTAGAGCTAATCCTATAAAGTGCATGGCAATAGGCATCTTTAATATCTCTGACATATCAGGACTCCAGTAGCCTTCTGTAAAACCTGTAAACGTAATTGTATTTGTAATAGCTTCGATAGGTACACCACCAAGCATAAGACGTAAGAAATTCTCTTCTACCTCTGGCTGTTCAATACGGCCAACCACCCACTCCATAGCCTCTTCAGGATTAGAGTATTCTGCAGGTTTTTCCCACGCCCACTTTTGTGGCTCTGAGGTTAGTGAGTGACCGGGAGGGGGCGCGTTGAACCTGTCAATGGCATCAATGCTGCCCTCTTGTGGACGCAGTGCTTCCTCTATCTTAGGGTCGCGGTAATATGGATCAGGGTTTAATGCCATCGTATTTCCTCTATGCTGTTCTCGGAATGGCTAACTGTCTTAGCCGTGTGCCGGGAAGGGCCTGTTTAGTTCCTTTAGGGCTAGTAGAACCGGATATTAGATCAGCTATATCATTATTAGTGGCATAAGTTCCGGCTCTAGCCATCTGATTAGCGATGGCTCTGGCTGCAGACTGCGCTCTATTAGATTGAGAGATAGCTGCCTGTACTGCACGTTGATTGCTAGTAGCTGGTTTAGCTGGAGATGTTCTACCTGCCTCTGATGTTCTTGGGGGGCTAGTTGTAAGTCCGGGGCCTATTCTGCCTCTGCCTTTTGCTTGTGCTTGTTTTTTTTCGCCGCCTCTCGTAGCACCCTGCATAAAACCTGCAATAGCCTTTATGGTTTTAGCACCCATTCCCAAATCCCTTAAATTATCATAAGTATAATCTCTAAACATTTGAGCGTAGGAGCGGCCATCTTCAAACTCTACATCATATTGTCCGTAGTATTGAGTGCTTGCATAAGGGTCAGAACGATCATAAGCTTCTATGTTTCCAAGGGTTGCCGGAATAGTGCCTACGTAAGGACTAAGCTCATCGTCTGGCCCTACATAACCCTCTGCGTAAACCTCGGAAGGACTCATAAAAGACGATCCCCTGTCCCCTGCATAGTCCTCATCTATCCTGTCATCTTCTCCACTTCCAAAAAGATCCCCTATAGAATCAAACGCATCTGATGTAAAATTAGATATTTGATCAAAAAGATTAGTCCCATTCATTTTACGCTCCCAATAAACCAAACACGCCGTTAATCACGGTGCTACCAAGCGCACTAAAGAACTGGCTCTCACGTTCTACTTCATACTGTTCTGAGTTGAAGTCCTGTGTCTGAGATAAAATAGCTGCATTGTGCGCTCTCTGTGCAGCATTCTCAGATATTTCAACCATCCACTGAGCTTCATCTCTGTATCTCTGCCACAGTTTATCCAACGATGCTTGATTGATTCCTAACAAATTTAGTGCATTGACACGGTTAGTTTCATTCTGACCAGCCGTGTTAGCTGTATTTATATTTCTACGCCACACTGCGTTAGATTGCTGTATCAAGTTTTCATTGGAGATATTAAATCGCTCTCGTGCATCGTTAATCTTTGTAAAGTAACGTGCGGCTGCGTTAGTCTGGTCAGCATTAAACTGTTCCATAGCTGCCATACGACTAGCATTAGCGTTGGCTACCTGTGTTTCTAACTCAGTAAAGAACTGATCCACCTGTAGCTGAGACTTTGCGTTAAACTGTCTGGCTGCATTCTCCTGCGCCTGATCAGTAAACAGCTTCTGAAACTTAGACTGCAAATCAATTGTTTTTAGTTGTTGTTCATTGGTTAGGTTCTGCGTATCCATCTGTAAAAATGAACGAGCGTTGTTTACAGCAGCTTGCATAGCTGAACTAAGATTAGCCCTGTCCATAGCAGCGTATGTAGCTGCATTCTGCAAAGTAGCTTGCTGTTGGTTGTTGAGGTTCTGTAACTGAATGGTGGCATACTTGTTTGCATCTTGTTGTGCAATCGGTATACCTGACTCCATGATCGCTTGGCTAATGGCTGCAGCGGCCATAGAGGACCGCCCTAGTCCTCTTTGTGCCATCATGCCACCTACCTGTCTGACTGCAGGTGCTGCCCATGCAGGGGGTGGTTTACCTTCTTCAAACGACTTGAAGAGTTCGCCCATCTGGAACTTGAGCGTGGCCCTCTCGTCTAGCTCTGCAGTTGCCCCCTGTGCAATTG